TTTATGATTAATAATTTTAAATAAATCTTCAAAATCTATTAAAATATTTTCATTATTAAAATTAATTGCACCACAGTTAAGGTCTTTATTATAGTTATATGAAATATTGCAATTCATATTTTATAATATAATATATGAATTATTCTTTAAATCAATTACTCAAACTAATTAAAATTTTGATTAGTTAAATTTAATTACTATATGCTAACCCTCCCATACCACTCATGACGCGAAGGACATTGTAGTTAGTGGCGTAGACACGGACCTTAGCAGTGGCGTCACCACCGATGGCGTTGGTGGAGAGGACAAGCTGAAGGGTGGCGTTGTCGATGCGGCTCATGTTGCAAGTACCAGATGGCTGGTGCTCCTCAGGGCGGAGTGCAAATGAGTAGACATTGATACCGGTGTCTGGGTTACGTGTGTGGTGCTGGTAAGGCTGAACGAGGTCAAAGTAGGTACCTTCACGCTCAGAGAAGCGGTCCTGTCCGTTAAGCTGGAGCTTAGCGGTAACAACAGGGTTCTGTCCCCAGCAGTGCATGTTGAGGGCGGTCTCAGCAAGGACGAAAGCGCCGGCATCAGAGACACCAGAGTCAGCAATATCCTGAACTGGGAAAGGAACATTGTAGTTAGCAGCAGAGCAAGTAGCTGTGAAGGAAACATTGGAGGCGCCGTCTCTTGTCTTAATACCACCTCCAACAGAAGCGTTAGATCCCTTTGCGATCTGGTCTCCCCACTGGAAGACAGGTCCGGAAAGAGTATCTGCGGCACCGTCCTGGAAAAGACCACCTTCACCGATGAATGCACCGTTAGCATCAGGGTTGCCATTCTTATCGGCGTAGATGCCCATAGGTCCAGAGAAAGCAGCGATGGTGTTGGTGAGTGCATCTAGGGCATCAGTGTAGTTGAATGGCTGAGCACCGAGGGCACGGTTAAGGTTGGTGTTGCTGAGGAATGAGGCACAGTAGTCAACATTGGCGTCAGGCTGAACAACCCAGACAAGCTCCTTGCAAGGGTGGTTGAAGTTAAGCTTGATCTTGTTGGAAGATGAACCGACGGATTCATCACCAGTGAACTGAAGCTGCTCAATGAGGTACTCATGAGGATTCTGGGCCATGCGGCGGCGCTCATCAGTATCAAGGAAAACGTAGTCAACGTAGAGAGAAGCAGCGACAAGGGACTTCTGGTAAGAAGCAGAGTCCTTGACGGACTTACCGACAGGGCTGGTATCAGCTGTACTGGAAACAGCGAAAAGGCACTCGTCTGATGGGCGAAGCTCAAGGTTGATGCGGACCTCGTGGTACTGAAGGGCAATAAGAGGAAGTGCAAGACCTGGGTTGCGACAGAACCAGAACTGGAGTGGGACGTAAAGGGTAGTCTCAGGAAGAGCGTTGCGGGGTGCGCAGACGGCAGCTGGGACAGCCTTGTTGGCGCAAGCGGAGTCAACATCGGCGAAAGAAGGGTCGATGAGGTAGGTCAACTGAGTGGTCTGTCCGACCATCTTGTTGTAACCACGCTCCTGCTCGGCAGTGAGGGTAAGCTGGTTCCAGATGTGCATCCAGTCACCGTACTGGCGATCGATGCGCTGTCCACCAATCTCAACCTCAACCATGGAGATAAGCTGCTCACCGGGGTAGTCTAACCAGCGAGCGTAGACTCCCTTGCAGCCATCATCATCATTGCAGCAAGAATCCTGGCCGATCTCGGGGAGAGTGACCTGGAGGTATGTGCGGTAGGCAAGATCACCATTTCTGGAGATAGTGCACTGGACACGGCGGCCGAAATCGGCCTGGCCATTGAAAGTCTGCTCAATAGACTCCATGGCGAAGTTGGTGTGTCTGCGGTAGGTAACTTTCCAGAAAGTAATCTGGGGATTTCCTGTAAGGTAAACGTCTTGTGCGCCGTAGGCTACGAGTTGCATTAATCCACCTCCCATATTATTATTATAATATTGCTAAAGAAAAAAAAATTTCAAAAAAACGATTAATTAATTTAATTAATTCGTTTATTCTAAGATTTTCGATATTTCAAAATTCTCCTTCATAAATCGTTTAAGATAATTATCTAAGTATACTTCTTTTTTGCCTTCATGGTTCTTGGTAAAAATGTAAGCATTGTTCTTTTTCTTAATACACCATCCATTTTCCAATGCATTATATAAAAAAGCCATTTTGTGAAGCAAAATGGGGTTAATATGTTTATTCTGAAATTCATTAAGATCAATATCCATTGAGTTTTGGAGAGAAAAATAGTATCAAATTTATACTCAAAAACATTAATTAGCTAAAAAGCAAATTAAATAACCGTTGATAATAAACATCAGGAAATGATGAATAATTTTAATAATATTGAAAATAATTTAATACCATCTCTTGAAAAAGAAAAACAAGAATTAAAAAAACTTATTAAAAGTGAGCAATCAATTGAAGAAAAATTAGAACTACAAGATAAATTAAAAGAAATAAAAAAAAGAATAAGTAAAGAAAAAAAGAAAAAAAAAGAATATCTTTTACAGAATTCTAAACATGTATTTGATTATTTTGAGAAAAAGAAAGATTTAACAGATTGTAAAAATAAAAAAACAATATTACATTCATTTTTTAACAAAAATAAGAAAGAAAAATCAACAAAAGAAGATATTAGTTACATTCAAAAATATCTTACTAATGTAGATGATTCCTTTTTTGATATTAACAATTACATTGTAAAACAAGAAAAATGTAAATGTTCGGGGGAGTTGATTTCAGTTGAACATGAAGGTGTTTTAATATGTAAGAAATGTGGTTCTCGTTTTGAATATTTGGTAGAACATGAAAAACCATCTTATAAGGAACCACCAAAGGAAGTTTGTTTTTATGCATATAAAAGAATTAATCATTTCAGAGAAATTCTTGCTCAATTTCAAGCAAAAGAAACAACACAAATTCCCGATGAAGTAATTGATAATATTAAAGCTCAAATTAAGAAGGAAAGAATAACATTAAAACAAATGTCTAATAAAAAGGCTAAAGATATTCTAAAAAAATTAGGATATAACAAATATTATGAACATATACCTTTTATTAAAGATAAATTAGGAATTAAACCACCAATAATGAGTCCTGAGTTAGAGGGAAAGTTATGTAGTCTTTTTATGGATATTCAACGTCCTTATGCTAAACATTGTCCTGATGATAGAGTAAATTTCCTTAATTATTACTATGTTTTGTATAAAATGTGTGAATTATTAGGGGAAGTAACTTTTTTACCATTTTTTCCTATGTTAAAAGATCCAGTTAAAAGAATAGAACAAGATGAAATTTGGAAAAAAATATGCAATGAGTTATCATGGGAATATGTTCCAACGATTTAAATATATTTTTAAAAATAATCAAAAGTATATTTATATAATGAAACAAAAGTATGCTAAAAGAACAATAAAAGATATCACAAATTATAAAAAACATTTTTTTTACTTTGCATTATTTTCATTATTTGTTACAATTTTAGCTTTTTATAAAATACAAACAATACCAGATTATTTAGTTATGATATTTGCTTTATTTTTTCATGTAATTGCAGTTATAGGTTCTTTTTTTCATAAAGATAATTGTATAAATATTTCTGATTTAGCATTCAATATTTTTATGGTAATTGGTATTATATATATAAAAACACAATCAATATTATATTATTTAATTTTTATGAATATTCTTACACTTGTAACAAGATATATTTATAAAGGGTGTTTATTTAAATTATCTACTGTTAAATCACATAGATTATTAAGTCCACGTTTATCTGGTGATTTATTACATATGATACTGATTATTCTTATTTTACTAAAAATATGTATTTTAAAAGGAAATTTCAGAAAGTAGTGATTTTGCAAATTTACTAAATGATGTTTCTTTAATTGTAAATCCATCTTTTTCAAGGTCATTCTCTCCAATAATTTTATCAACAGGAATAAATGAAACGTTTTTATTCTTTGCATAGTTGCTTAGATTTGAATTCCAATAGTCTATATCCTCTTCAAGGTATTTATCTACTTTTAATTTATGTTTACAAGCTGGTAGTTCACTTCCCATTTTTGGATAATAGCTTCCTAAAACAATAATTTTTGCTTTTCCAAATTTTTCTATAAGTCTATCAATTTCCTTGCTCCAGTTATTATATATAAATGTACTTTCATTACAATTTAAATTTTCTTCACTAGCATTAATTTTTTTATTAGATGAACAATTTATTAAATTTTTATAAATATCATTCATACCAACAGCAATTATTATTGTTGTATTTTTATCATTGAATGAATTTGGAATATTATTAATATAACTATTAATATTATTTATCATAACACAATCATTTTTGTATGTTTTAACTTTTGCTAATGGATATTTACTTAATAAAATTTTCTTTAATGAAGGATATTTTATATTCTTTGGTTGATGGAAATCATAATCACCCATTAAAACTATATTAGGTGATGGTAATTTCCGGACAGATTCCATATTTTCTTTATTTTTAATTGCATATTTTACAAGTAAAATACCAATTACTATTAAAATTCCTAAAAGAATGTATTTCATATATAAAATTGAATTATTAAAAAGTTTTCTAATAATCTAATATAAATCTCTAACAATGTCCATTAACAAACCAGTGCAACTTGGTTTATGTTGTTTAAATACAACACTAAGAGGTCAAAAACCCTCAGTATTTTGTTCTAGAAAGATGATAATACGTAAAATAGAGGAAGAAGGTATCCAAGCTTTAAAATTAAAAATAGTTCAGAATTTAAATGATTTATATGAAATGATTAAGTGGAATGAACGAAATGGTATTAAAGTTTTAAGAATTTCAAGTGAACTGTTTCCACATATTAGTAATCCAAAAGTAGAAGGTTATGATATGGAATTTGCGGATACTCTTTTAAAAAAAATAGGAGAATATACAAGATCATTGAATCATAGATTAACATTTCATCCAGGACAATATAATGTTGTAGGAACTCCAAATGAAGCAACATTTCAACAAACAATAAATGATTTAAGTTACCATGCAGAAGTACTTGATAGAATGGGTATGGGTGCAGATTCAGTTATGGTAGTGCATGGTGGAGGTTTATATGGAGATAAAGAAAAGACACTTGAAAGGTGGTGTGAAAATTACAAGCGACTGCCAGAACCAATTAAAAGAAGATTAGTATTAGAAAATTGTGAAAAATGCTTCTCTATTGAGGATTGTTTATATGTATCAGAAAAAGTACATGTTCCAGTTGTATTTGATACTCATCATTATAGTTGTTATAATATTCTACACCCAGATGAATCATTTAAAAGACCAGGAGAATATATGGAAGCGATATTAAATACATGGAAAAGAAGAGGAATTAAACCAAAATTTCACGTATCTGAACAAGGATCTGGAAGAACAGGACATCATTCTGATTATATAGAAGTTATTCCTGATTATTTATTAGAAATTCCTGAAAAATATGGATGCGATATTGATATTATGATTGAAGCTAAAAAAAAGGAACTAGCAATTTTCAAGTTATATACAAAATATCCTTTCCTTAATTGTAAGAATGAATAATAAATAAAAAATAAAAAAAATTAAAAGACAAAATATTTTTATTTTATTAATTTAAAAATATTTTATTTACATGCGTGGGAAGCCAACAAGGTTAGCGCCCATGCCGAAGCCAGCACCAGAACGAGCACTGACGGCCATGGATGGAACGTAAGTGTCGAGGATGGAGAAAGTAGCGGCAGCGGTAAGAGCAATAAGCATAACCTCGTCTAAGTTAAGAGAGCGCTTAGGAATGGCGTAGGCCGCAATAGCAACCATGATACCTTCAACAAGGTATTTTACAACACGACGGATAAGTTCACCAAGGTCAAATAAGTTTCCAAGTTCACCGAGCATTTTATATTATTTCTACAGAAAAAAAAATACATTATTAGATAAAAATAACTTAAAATATTAAATAGTAGAAATAATATAAATGTCTAAAGAATTACCATTTGAAACTGAAAATCTTCCTAATGGAGAGAAAAATCCTAAATATGTAGACCTTTTAGATGAAGATAAACCAGTCGCTGGTCAGAAATGGGTTTGTATGAGTTTTGTTAGCCCAGACAAAATTTTAAAGAAAAAAGAGCTATTTTTCTTTGAAGAATTCCTAAAGCATTGGGATTACAGTAAAGGTGTTCAGAAGTTTTCGCAATTTCTTAATTTTATTTCATACAAGTACAATATGAATTTTGATAAAATTATGAGTGATTATCAGGAGTTTAATAAGAGTGAAGAGTCAGAGCTTGTAAAAACAACTATTGGTGATGACTATAAGAATTTCTTAGATGCTAAGGTGGAGGAACTCGAAAAGGTTTTCAATGAGATGCATAACTTCCAAACAAATACATGTGGTGTTAAAGTAAGAGGTTCATATCCATCCCGTGAGGAGGCAGAGCTTAGATGTAAGCTTCTGCGCGAATTAGATCCCAATCATGATATTTATGTTGGTCCAGTAGGAACATGGGTTCCATGGGAGCCGGAGGCTTACAGAACAGGACGCGTTGAGTATCTTAATGATGAACTTAATCAGCTTATGCACGAGAAAAATAAGAATGAGAAACAGGCTAAGCGTGAATTTGAGAAACGTGTTGCTGATGCAAAGAAAAAGGCTATTGAAGATAATAAGAAACTTGCTAAGGAGACAGGTAATAAACTTACACAGAATATTGATGCTGAGGGTAATCTTGTTGGTGTAGGTTCCTCTACTGTTGAGAATAATCTTAAGAGCAATGATGAAATCAGTTCAGCTGATATTCGCAAGGAGCTATTTGAAGGTGAAAATATTAGAACTCGTGATACTGATAAAGCACAGAAAGAGGCTGAAGAAGCCGCTAATATTGATATGTCTGTGAGTGAGAAGAAAGAAGATTAAATAAATACTAAATAAATATTAAATAATTAAATACGAAATTATTTAATATGGTAAATAGATTTCATTGTGAATTTAAACATTGTAATTGCTGCAAATTTGAATTATTTTGCAATGGTAAATGTAAATATTGTAAACATCATAAAATATGGCATTCATTAAAAGAGAAACCACCTAAAACTAATAAATCACAATTTTTTTCATTAAGAAAAAATGCAAGAACACCAATATACGTTTCAGATAAATTTTATTTACCTACTATTTTTACTCCTGTTCCAGTTGTAGATGCTATACCAATAAATGAAGAATATAACGAATTTAATTTTTGTATTGCAGTAGAAGCATTACCAGTATGATTACCATCTACTCTTTTTAACATTAATTCGTGGTCCTTTTCTACTATTCGATGGATCAAATTGTTCCTCTTCATCATCACTTCCAATATCTTTAGACATTTCCCAGAACTCTTTACTACCTAATTTAAAATCTTTATGAGGACTAGCCTTATACCAAAATATCTGATCTTCTAATTTATTTGATTTTGAATTATTAGATACAACTAAACATTCATAATTTTCAGTGCATTGGTCCATTACCTGACAGAATGATTCAAATGTAGGAAACATACCAGCAAAATTTTCATAAATTCTCTTTCTATTAGCAATATAAGGCTCTCTTAAAATAAATGTGTAATCAATATTTGTTCTAAGATTTGGTGGTACACCAAGTGGATACTGCATAGTAATAACTAACATGATCTTCCAATGACGACCATTCATAAAAAGAAGTCTCATTAATTTATCTCTACTCCATGTGTTATCATATAGACAATCATCTAAAATAACAAATGCTCTGCCATCAATATTACTTCTTCCATAAGCATCATTTTCTTTTTTTATTTGCTTAATCACCATTTTTTGACGTTTTAGTATATTTTCAATAATTGCTGTATTATATTCATCATGAATAAATAATTTAGGAACCATTGAGCCATAAAATCCATTTCCAGCCTCTGTTCCTGAAATTACTGTACCGATAGGAATATCCTGATGATAATAAAGTAAATCTCTACATAAGAAACTTTTTCCTGTATCACGTCTTCCAATTAAAACAATTACAGGACCGGATGATTTTTTGGGATCGAATTTAATATTTTTCATATCGAATTTTTTTAATTCTAAATTCATATATATTTAATCCAAAAATAATATTTATATTAAAATACGCATAAATCAAGTTAAAATTAATAATTATATTTATTTATATAATTTAATGTTCAATATTTACTATAAAAAGAATAATAATAAAGCTTTATTTAAGGAATTTAAAAATGTTGGAATTGAAAACATTCAAAATTATATCCCTATTTATAAACATTTCTTCAACCTGCAAGAAAATAACTACCAGAACATTAATTTAAATCACTATTACACAATTTCCAATGTTGAAAAAGATGATAGTAAGAACGTATATAAATGTAGGTTGCAATCTGATAAAAATGAAGTGAATACTAAAACATTCTTTAAATTTTCCCCACTTATTGACCCAGTTAAATATATGGTTGGTAAGTATAAAAATATTGAAGGAGTTAAATCAGAACTGCCTCAATTATCTAACAACAAGTGTATAAAAAAAGTATTAGACCCAAATAATTCTGCATATGTAGATGCATTTTTTTCATATTTAACTAGTAATTTATTACATCATCATAAATTTATACATGGATTAGATTTTTATGGTTCATTTTTAGGAGTACAGAAAAATTTCAAAATAAATGTTTTTGATGATCTTGAATATCTTAATGAAAGTGAATTTTTTCATGAAAATAACAATAAATTATTTAAAATGGATGATTTGGATAATACATTATTTTTTGATGCAGATACTAGAAATTTTAAAAGAAAATTAAAGATTGAAAAGAACATCAGTAATAAATCAGTGTATTCATTGAAAAATGAAGATTTTGATGATTTATTTAAACCAACAATAATAACGGAAGGAATTACCAAAGAATTAATATTTCAATTTGATATTAGTAATAATAGTTTAAGTAAAAGTAAAAACAGTAGTGAATGTTCTTCTAGATCATCACATACTTCAATTGAAAATAGTGATAGCGAATATGATGAGATTATAGATGATGAAGATAGTGAAGATACAGAAGAAACATGCAGCGAAGTCTCAAGCTCTATTGATAGTGATATAGAGTGTTGTGCAAATATTGAAGATTTTCCAGTTCAAGTTATTTGTTTAGAAAAAATGGAAGCAACATTAGATTCTTTATTAGAGGAGGATATGAATGTAAATGAGTGGAAGTCGTGTTTGTTTCAGATTATAATGATTTTAATAACTTATCAGAAAATGTTTAATTTTACACACAATGATTTACATACTAATAATATTATGTACATAAATACTGAAAAAGAGTTTATTTATTACAAATATGAAAGTAAATATTATAAAGTTCCAACCTATGGTAAATTATATAAGATAATTGATTTCGGAAGAGCTATTTACACATTTAAAGGTAAGTTTATATGTAGTGATAGTTTTCATCCTAAAGGCGATGCGGCTACACAATATAATATTGAACCTTATTTTAATAAAAAGAAACCCAGATTAAATCCTAATCCTGCATTTGATTTATGTCGTCTTGCTTGTTCATTATATGATTATTTCTTACATGATATCGATATTGAAAATATTAATACGTGTGGTGATCCAATAGCTATTATTATTAATGAATGGTGTACTGATGATAAAGGAAGAAATATATTATATAAAAAATGTTGTGAAGAGAGATACCCTGAGTTTAAATTATATAAAATGATTGCTAGAACAGTTCATAAGCATACACCTCAAAATCAACTAGATAATATTATATTTTCGAAATTCAAAATTAATAGAAAAAAGGCAAATAAAAAGAAAATATTAGATATTGATAAACTTCCTATTTATGTTTAAAATAATTAAATTAAATTTTAAAATAATTATTTTTAGAATTCAGGATTATTTGTAAAAACTACTGGGGTACTTCCTAAATCTTTAATTGGTTCAATCTGTGTA